CTGGAGCAAAGAGTTTAGATACAGCTTTAACATTAGCACAAATAAAAAATATTAATGCTAATACAGATGAAAAGAAAGGTTTAACTCCAGAAGCACGAGCAAGAATAAGCAAATTAGTTGCAGATAAAAATTTGATTTCTCAACAAGCATTAAAAACAGCGCAAGAAACTGGAAATTTAGTTACAACTGGAGAGATTTTAGATTTAGATAGAGAGATAAGAAAATTAGAAAAAAATAGAAATAAAAAAGGTTTTATAAAAGGAGATACAATAGGAAATATAGTTACAATGTTAGGTTATGATCCTGTTAACAATAAGTTACATAGAGATATTTTAAGAGGAATGTTTACAGTAAAATTTGGATCACAAGTAGCAAAAGATTTAATACAGGCATTTATGAGTTTCAGAAAGCCTTCTACAACAATTAATAAAGCTCCTTCCTACCCTACTATAAATAATTATGGTGGTACTAATCCATTTAATTCAGTAAAACCAAAAGGTTAGCCCCCAAGCTTACCAAAACTAATCACGTTGTGAGGCATTAATTTAAAATAAAAATTATGAGAAATTATAGAACAAATAGAAGTTATAGAAGTAAAAGACGAAATAGCAAGTACATTCTAGCCAAACGTGGCGGTATTCGTATGTCATAATGCAAACAGTATATCTAGATAATTACGGATTCGTACCTGATATTATAGGCACAGCATGTGCAAATAGTATAAAATTAAAAGATTTAGAGTTTAGAGTACCATGTGGCAAATGTTTACCATGTCAAAAGAAACGAAGATCAGAATGGAGTTTAAGGTTAGAACACGAATATTTATTTAGCGATAGCGCATTCTTTATAACATTAACGTATAACGATTATCATATACCAAGAACAAAAGAAGGTTATCAGACATTACATAAAAAGCATTTACAGAATTATATAAAACGTTTAAGAAACGATCATGTTAAGTATGTATCACAGTATTTTAAATGCAGTAAAAAAGATGTTAAGCAGAAAGCCAAGCCGTTACGGTATTACGCAGTTGGAGAATACGGTAGCAAAACTCGTAGGCCTCACTATCATCTTATATTATTTAATATGGATATAGGAAACTTAGCACCATTAACAAATCAATGGAAATCAGGATTCGCAGATGTAGGTACAGTAACTAGCGCAAGTATCAACTATGTAACAAAATATATGTTTAAACAGTTCAATAGAAAAACAGATAAGCGCATTCCCCCATTTAGTATTATGTCTAAAGGCAGAAAGTTAACACCAGAACAAAAAGCACAAGGATTAAAAGAGTATGGCATTATAGGTCATGAATATTTAAATCATTACGGAGTACATCATATAGAGTCAGAAAGTTTAGAAGTTAGAGATCAAAACGGACACGTTAGAAGATTACCAAAAGCATATTTAAGACGATTATTTACAAACAAAGAAGATAGATTAGAGTTAAGTAGAAAAAGTTACGAAAAACATATAGACAAAAAAATGAAAGCATTCGAGGAAAAGGTAGAAAAATATCACGGTGGAAAAATCCTCGATTATCAAATTAGTAAAGATGCTGATTTAAAAAGACATCGTGAAACAGTTAATAATAATGAAACAATATGAATACAATACAAGTAAACAGACCCGGTAAAAACAAGTTTGATTTATCACACGAAGTAAAACAGACAGGCAATATGGGTTATTTATATCCCTGTTATGTACAAGATGTAATACCAGGAGATTCTTTTCGTGTAAACACACAACAAATGGTCCGATTTAGTCCATTATTAGCACCAATGATGCATAATGTAGATTTTAAAATGGATTATTTTTTTGTACCATATCGATTAGTATGGGATGAATGGAAAGATTTCATCACTGGTGGAGAAGATGGTAATGATTTACCAAGTTTTCCAAGGTATGGAGTTTATGATCATGAATTAGTTGTACCACACTTTTCAAAAGGCTCTTTAGCCGATTATTTAGGTGTACCACCATTTGAAAGCACTATGTCAGGACCACAAGATGGAGGAGCCTGGACAAATACAACAAGTTCAGCTTATCAAGAAGTAAGTGTTTTACCATTTAGAGCATATCAATTGATTTATCATGAATATTTTAGAGATCAAAATGTGGGCACAGAATATAATCAACATACTACATCAGGTATACAATTATATACAGCTGGACAACATACAGATCAACTAGTATTAAGACGCTCAAATTGGGAGAAAGATTATTTTACATCTTCCCTACCCTTTTTACAAAGAGGATCAGAAGTAGAATTACCAATAGGTACTATTTCATCTAGTAATGATTCAACAAGTTCTGGAGATTTACAAATCACAAACGGTCAAATTCAAATTACAAATCCAGCTGGAACATTTGATACAGATTTAGTAGCAGAAGCAGTAACAATTAATGAATTAAGAAAAGCATCAGCGTTACAAAAATGGTTAGAGATTATGGCACGTGCAGGGTCACGTTACAGAGAGCAAATTTTCGCAATATTCGGCGAAAGAATACCAGATTATACAGTACAAGTTCCACAATATTTAGGAGGTGGAAAGACACCAATTATGATTAGTGAGGTATTAAGTACATATGCACAAACATCTTCTGCTACATCAGGTACTAGTACAGACCGACCTATGGGAGATATGGCAGGTCATGCATTAGGTTTAGGAGATGGAATAGGATTTCAACAATCATTTGATGAGCATGGTATTGTATTAGGATTATGTCGTATCATACCAAAAGCAAGCTATGTACAAGGATTAAATCGATTTTGGCAAAAGTTTGACAAGTTTGATCATTATTTCCCACAGTTTGCAAATTTAGGGGAACAAGAGGTTTATAATAAAGAGATATTTGTTAAAGGTATAAAAGATCAAGATGATTCAATATTTGGTTATCAGCAACGTTATGCAGAGTATAAGTATTCACAAAATCGTATAGCTGGAGATTTTAGAGATACGTTAGCACATTGGGAGTTATCAAGACGTTTTAATGATCATGCATTATTAAATCAGTCATTTATTGAGTGTACACCAGACGACAGAATATTTGCAATTACAGATAGTACAGAAGATAAAATATGGATATCATTATATCACAAAGTAGACGCATTGAGACCAATGCCTTATCATTCAAATCCAACATTAAGTTAATATTATGAAAGTAGTTAAATCAGAAAAACCAAGTAAAAAAGAAGTAAAAGATTTTCAATCAAAATGGAAAGAGCATAAAGAGAATTATATTAAAGATCATTCTATTGAAGAAATGGTTTATGAAAATGGTTCAGCTTTAGCATTACTTTATAAAGAGGTACAACGATTAAACACCAATTTAATGACAATTTTAAATAAAGAAAATGGCAAAGAAGAATAAAACACCAAAGGCAGTAGATCGTTGGAATCCAGCGAAAACAACACCACATTCAGACAGTGGTGAAGTTATTACTAAGCCAAATCAAAGTCAATCAGTACGAGAAATATTATTTCGAAACACACAAGGGATGACTTATGATAATTACAAGACGCCTTATTATGAGGATCAAGCGACGTTTAGTTCGCAATCACTTAATAAGATTCAGGAAATGGAGCCAGTCGAAAAGCTACAATATTTAAAAGATATTAATGAGCAAGTAAGCACATTAAAATCAAAGATAGAAGCAGACGAAAAGGCAAAAGCAGAAGCAGTAGCACAAGCAACAGCAAATGCAACAGTACAACAAAACAACAACGACACAGAAAGTGAGTAGTAATTTAGGTTAGTTAGTTTTTTAGGGGGTTAATAGCCCCCTTTTTTTATGCGCAAGAGTTAAGGACATACTATGACTTGATATAGTATGTCCTAGTGACTAAAAAAGTCACAAAAACAACCAAAAAAAAAACAAAACACCCCCTACTAGGGTAGGGGAGTAGAAAAAAAATTGTATATTTATCACAACTTCACAGCAAAGGGTATCAATCCCCTAATTTTACATACTATATATTATAGTGCTGTACGAAGGAAAACGTAAAAAACACTAAAAAACACGATTACGAATATGATAATTAACAGCGTTACAATTCAAAGGAAAACTATTGGACCAAGTAATTCATTATTTGGAGTATTAACAATAGAAACAGCAAATCACGGAACATTAAAATTTAATACAGTTGAAAATACCAACAAAGCAATTAAAGAAGGCACTTATGATATGCGTTGGAGTTTATCTCCTAAGTTCAAAGCTAAAACACTCGAAATTATGGGAGTACCTAACAGACATGGAATACGTATTCACGCTGCTAATCGTGGTTATGACGTGGAAGGTTGTATCGGAATAGGTATATATAACGAATATAAAGGCATACCAGTACAGATTTGGAATAGTAGACAATCAACAGAAATATTAGAATCACTACTCTGGAGAGGAGAAAATCAAATAACAATTATAGACATAAACAATGAAAGAAAAATTAATACTAAAGTTAGCTACAGCGGTACTACCGCGTTTGCTTGATTTAGCAATCAAGATGTTAGAAGAAGTAGTTAAGTTCGATATAGATCAAGACGGAAAAATAGGAAGATAATGGGACCAATATTAGGAGCAGCAGTAGGTTTAGGAGCAGATATAATAGGCAATGCATTTGGTAATAGAGCAAGACGTAAAGAAGCAGATAGGGCTTTTAAACGTAGTAAAGAAATGTTTGATTATCAAAATCAATACAATACACCAGCAAGACAAATGGAAAGATTAAAAGAAGCGGGTTTAAACCCAGCTTTAATGTATGGTCAAGGAACAACAGGAAATGCACAAGGTTTTCCACAACAAGCACCAGCACAACAATTAAACGTAGC